CACGCCGTGTTGCAAGGTCTCGCATCGACGCCGAAACTCCAGTAAGCCTGCCCGGATGGATGAGTAGTTCACTTGGGTCAAATCGCCCGTGAGCATCTCAAACGTGATGCCCATGGCAGCGGCCACCGCTCTGAACTGTTGACGCATGAACTCGGCATAGCTCGAACCCACATCCGCAGGTGCAGAAAACTAGATGTCCTCACCAGGCTCCAAGATCTGCAATGTTCCGGGCTCCATGCCTGCCAAGGCCACGCCGCTTTCATCGGCATCACCCTCGCCCATGAGGTTGTCCTCAGGGGCCATGCGGGTGATAAAACCCGCAAACATGGCAGCCGTCTTCTTGCGCACCAGCTCAGCGTCGTCGTACTGGTCCAGCTCATTGAGCTTGACCAACGCTCTGGCCAGCCAAGGCTCACCCCGAATCTGTCCCGGTCGAAGTGGTCGGTACAGATGCACGATTTCAGTCGCATCCACACGGACCAAGTCAAGATTACCCGCACCGGATGCACCAGACATAGGCGCCAGCATCCCGTCATTCGGGTGCGAGCGGTACAGGTGATACGCCACGCGTCGGCCCAAGAGGTCAAACTCAATGCCCGCTCGAATCACATTGCCGTTGGGCAAGTCTTGATTCAAGCTGATGGGCAAGTGCTCTGCTTCAAGCACTTGGAGCTGAAAAGCCACAGACAGGTTGTCTTCCGGTCTTCGGTAGCGCATGCGCACAAACGCCTCACCACCTTCGAGCATGGCGCGTGTGGCCAAGCCTTGAAGACCATAGAAGTCGGTGAGCCCCGCCGCATCGGCATCCTCACACCAACTCCACCACAAGGCATGGACTGCTTCGCGCTGAGGTTGGTTTTCGATCATGCTTTGGGGCTTGATGCCTGTGCCAATCGCGTTGGCTACAAAAGCGTCAATACCTGCAGCGGCCCAAGCGTTGCGACGCACAAGGTCACGGCTTTTGGTACGAAGCTGGTCTTGGGTGAGCGCCAGCGCTGAAACAGCACCCGGATTGCCCGGATTCCATTTCAGCGCACGTCGTCCCATCCCCGCTCCGTCATAAACAGGCGTGTTGCCAAACATCCGGCGTTTGATGGTGCTGATCCAACTCATCACAACCCCTTAGACGTTGTAATGCGGATCTGGCGAGACTTGCGCTTACCTGCGGCACGTGCAATCTGCGACTCCACTTCAGCAATGGCTGCCTTGAGGTCGGTTACGCTTCGGTACTCGACACTCTTGCCGTCGTACGTCAAGCGATGTTCGCCGCTGGCCAAGGCCTCTCGCAAAGCCTGAAGGTGTTGTTCGGTATAGCTCGTCATCACTTCATCCAGTTACTGCGAATGACCCTCCTGCCGCGCTGGGGGACTTTGTTCATAAAAAAGCCACCGACGGGGGTGGCTGGGAGAGTTGTAGGACTTGAGGCACTGGGCAATGGAGAGGGGTTTCGCCATGACACATCCTCAACCGGCTCGTCCACCTCTTCATCCACATCCTGATCGGCATGGACTTCGACCTTGGGCTCTGCTTCCACAAAGTCGACGTCATCGTTGGGTGGCCGCACACCCTGAATCCCTTGCAAGAACTCAGCTGTCTCAAAACCTGGACGCACCGGAAACAGCCCATCCATGCGCAACTCCGGTGGCTCAGCACTCAGCGGAATTCCCAGTTGGCGCTCAAGCTCCAACCAGTGACGTTCCTCAAAACGGTCTAAGCCCGCCAGACTGGCAGCGGCACGTGCGTAGACGTAACAGTCCAAGGCCTCGTTACGCTCACGCACTTTTTGCCACTCGCGAAACGAGAAACCATTGCGGTCACGCCGCGTGACCAGTTGTTCGGAACACAGTTGCTGGACGTACTCGGCGTCGACTTGCGGCAGGTGGACATACCCATTGGGGAACACAATCTCGCCATCTTCGGTGACCTCAATCGTTTTGCGCAGGTTGTTGAAGAACTCCAACTTGGCAATGCCACCCACCACCGCATAGACACGCAGGCCTCGGCGCAAACGTCTGCCGTTGGTGGTCATGTCCACAGCAGTGGGCAAGCCAACCAAAGCAGCACCGCGTGCGACGCCTTTCATAGGAAGCAAGCGTGGGTCGTGCTGGCGACGCACAAAGGCATAAGCCTCTTGGGTTGCGTAGCCGGTATCAAGTCCCATGCGCACCAAACGCATCGGCACACCACTGATGTGCGTCCAGCTCTCTTGGAGCATGAGCCCCAAACGCAGCCAGACATCATCTCGGGCGGTATCGCCTTCGAGCACCCGGTGCTCGATGAGCCAAGAGCGCTTCTCCCGACCAAAGCCCCAGATGGAGACTTCGATACGGTCTTTTTGAATGTCGATACCGCCAGCAAGCAAAAGCGCACCATAGGGAACCGTGCCCATGCGGTACGACTCACGTCGCTCAAGCAAGCGTTCCCACTCAGGCGTTTCGCCCTGCTCAACCCAAGTCTCACCTAGCTCGGTGTTCTTGAAAGCCTTCAATGCGGTTGCTGAACCTTGCGCCAGCTCCCACGCTTGTGCAATTTCTACCCAACTGCGCCAGCCCACCGGGCTGTACAGGCTAGATAGATGAAAACCAGCAGTTCGGCCATTGGCGGGAATGGTTGCCACCCAGCGCCCCTGCTCGAGCATTTGGGTCTTGGCGTGTTCGTAGATGGGCTCCTCGCATCCTGTGCAGAGGTAACGCACCGAGTCAGCTTGCCCCTTCTCCCAAATCAAACGCTCAAACTGCAAGCGTTGCTCATGTCCACAGTGAGGGCAAGGCACCATGAAGTGGCGCTGATCTGATTGCTCAAACTCCCGCTCGATGCGCGAAGCACCAGAGATGGTCGGGGTCGACACAATCAAAATCTTGCGACGGGCAAATGTACGGGTACGAGCTTCGGCCAGCGAGATGGCGTCACCCTCACCTTCTACGTCACCGGGGTACCCGTCTACCTCATCCAAGAAGAGGTAGCGCACAGGCATGGAGCGCAGGCCTACCGCACTGTTCGCCCCTGTGAGGACCAACACCCCGCCTCGGAACTCCTTGGCAAGGATGGTGTTGCCTGAGTCACGTGCGCGCGCAGGTGCGATGAGGGCCGAGAGTGTTTCGCTCTCTTCAATCAGCGGATCAATCCGCTGCTTGGAGTTTCGTTTGGCCATCTCCACCGTGGGAGCCACAGCCATCATCGGACCTGGTGCCATGTGAATCACATAGCCAATCCAGTTGTTGCCACACTCGGTACCGCCCACTTGAGCGCCCTTCATGAACACCACACGCTCCACGGGTGAGGTGGGCGAAAGGCAATCCATGATCTCCTTGAGATACGGCGTGCGGCTCGTGCGCCAGCGGCCAGGCTCAGAAGCTGACTTACCCGACAAAAAGCGGTATTGGTCAGCCCATTCAGAAACGCTCAGTAATGGGTCGGGGGTGAGTCCCTCGCGCCACGCCTCAGCGATGGCATCAATTCCGTCGTAGTGTTCAAACACATTGGTGTTCCTCAATCGATTCGCACCGCCATGTCACCTAAGTCGAGCAAATGCTCACGCACCGCCTTCTCCAAAATCTGGTGCATTTGGTGAGCATCGACGTTCAAGTCAGACGCCAGCTGTGCAGAGACACGAGCGGGCCAGTTCAGCCACGCATCGCGCTGTGTGCGCGCTAATTTGTAGACATGAGCCACCGCTTGGGATCGGTCCACCAAGTCGCCCTTCAGGCGCGCTAAGCGCACCTTGTTGGTTTGCGCTTTGAGCACCTCGTTGGCTGTTCGGGCTTGCAGCAAGGTGGTGCCGCCCGATGCAGGCGATTGCGCCCCAGATGAATCCCCTAACGCCTCACGAACGCTGGCAATCGCTTCGTTGGGTACAGGGCGTTGTTCGCCGCGCTGTTGAGAAGCATCGGTGTTGCGCCGCCACTCATCGTTAGCCCGGTCCACATCAATGGAGCCATCGGCATTTGCCGTGATGCGCCCTGAGTGGATGGCTTTGCGCACAGCGCCTTCGGAAATTCCACGGTAGCGGGCATAAGCGCGCATGGACATGTTTTGGCTCATGAATGAGGTCCTGTGAGTGCGTGCGCGCGAATAAGCGTACTAAAGCGTGCCAGTGCGCACGCATGTCCAAGTGATTCAGTCTGACTTAAAGAACAACTTGATCTTGTTTGCGAATGAAGCGTTCATACGTACATGCGCTAACGCATTTGAATAACTTTTTTGGAGCGATTGATGAACCACCACACCACGACCAACGCGATCACCGCGCCCTCTTCGCTTTTGGAGCAGATCGCTTTGAAGCACTTCTTTGTTGAGACCCTGCAGACACAGAACCGCGACTCTTTGGACTTCCACGACGTTTCGGTTTGGGCGATTGAGTCGGCTCTGAAGGCTGCGTTTGAGGCAGGGGTTCAGACTGGACAACAGGCAGCTTTGAAGGAGAAAACAAAGAAGGCTTAAAGAGAGCAACGAGTTCAAGCAAGAGATTCACAACTCGCTTGACTCGATCAGAAATAGAAGCGTTCATCACGCACCTCACAAACAAATGATTTGAAAAAAGCAATGCAAGACATGAACAACCCCAAGGAGATTGAAACGATGACTTACACAACAAACGGCCTCACCCTCGATGAGGTGGGCTTTATCCAGATCGCTGGCATCAAAGCCTTATCGGCGGCGGCCAAGGGAGAGCTGGACTTGAACCGCTTAGCTCGGGAAGAGCTGGCCTCACGCGGTTTGGACAAAGAAGGCCACTGGGTCGGTTTTGAGCGAGCCAACCAAATTCACAACGTCAAGAAATAAACCTCAACACATCAACCGGAGATTCACATGAGCACACAACTCACAGCCACCCAACAAACCATCCTTGCCCACGCCCACCAACACACGGCTGGCAAGATTGAATGGTTCCCCGAAAACATCAAAGGCGGTGCGCGTCAAAAAGTCCTCGATGGCTTGTTCAACCGAGCCCTCATCACCAAGAGCGCCAGCGACTGGTTCATTGCAGCCGAGGGCTACGACGCACTCGGTGTGCCACGCAAGGGGGCAACCAGCGCGCCAGCGACAGAGGCCACCGCTGCGCCAGCCAATCCCAAAACACCTCGCACACGAGAAAACAGCAAGCAAGCCCAAATGATTGAGTTGCTCAAGCGCCCCGATGGAGCCACCTTGAATCAACTGGTCGAAGCCACGGGCTGGCAAGCACACACGGTGCGCGGCGCGATGGCCGGGGCTTTGAAAAAGAAACTGAGCTTGAACATCGTGTCAGAGAAGAACGATGGTCATGAACGTAAGTACCGCATCACCACCACAACCGTTTGAGGACCTCATGAAACCCATCAATATCACGATTGAATCCAAGCCCACAACCATCAACTTCGATGGCCATGAATTGCAGGTTCAAAAGCTCAGCATCCCGCTGCCCTTTGGCCGCAAGCCTACAGACATCTCCGACATTGCCGCTTGCGGCGTCGAGGCGGTCTACGTGACCGAAATCCGGGAGATGGACCCCGAGGAATTTGATGGCTTCAAATTGAACCTAGGAAAATCTCGCGCTTGGCTCAAAGGCAAGGGTGGCGATTACTGGGATGGCCGGTTGTGCGTGATGGTGCACGCACCCGGTAGACCCTACTTGTTCATTGATCCATCCGGAGGAGACAGCGTTCGCTACCTCGCGCGTCTGGGCTGATCAGTCGCAGAAAAGCAACTAATCAGAAAGATCTGATGAATCGCTTTACTTCTGTCCAAGGTAGAGCGTTCATAGAGTCATCGCAACGCAAACGGAGAAACAACATGAAAACCGAACACGAAATCAAAGCGCAATACGCCGAAGAAGCGGCCCTCAAAGCCTTGTTGCATGCACAAACAACACTCGAGGCGAACATGCATGAGTTGGATCGTTACATCGAAAAATTCAAAGAAGCCTCCACCGCAAAAGACAAAGCAGCAGTTTTGAATTGGAGCTTGAACCACTTGGTTTGCAACATAACACCGAACTTGCGCTTAGACCTGATTGCCAACGCCCAAGCGGAATTGGCACAAACAGAAAGCTTCCCCAAAGGAGAGTCGATATGAGTCAATCTGAAAAAGCCACCCACGTTTTAGTGAGCCTGCGCAAGAAAACCAAACAGGAAGTCTTTACCGCATGGACAACGCAATGCTTGGGAAAAATCCATAACGCCAAGGTTCACGAGATGCGCAAGTCTTGGATGATCTACGACATCATCAGAAGCCAGTTCGGCGAATTGATTGCCGACCAACTAGCTTGAGCATGGAAATTATTCGAGCGCATCGCACAGATGCCAACAATCGGTCACGTGGGCAATGCGTGGTCACTTTGGAGTGGTACCGCAACACCATCATGGCCATCACTCACATGGAGCGACGCTATCTACCCACGGGGAGAACAAGCATTCGCTCAACTGGTGAAGTAGTCGTTGAAATGATGGCCCGTGATTATTTCGTTGAGCGTCTGTGGCTCAAAACAGATGGCACCTCTCTTTGGGAACAACAGCCGCTAGCGCTGTAAAAAAAGGCGGCAAGGTAGAAACCTCTGCCGCCTTGTGCGAGCCACAAGAGAAATGATTACTTCTTCTTGTTCACTGCTGCTTTGAAAGCTGCACCAGGTGTGAACTTAGGCACATTGGCAGCAGCGATCTTCAATGCTTCGCCAGTACGTGGGTTGCGACCCGTACGTGCAGCGCGCTTGGTGGCCTTGAAAGTACCAAAGCCAATCAACTGGACATCTTGCTTCTTAGCAACAGACTTGGTGATGATTTCAAGCAATGCATCGATTGCACGACCAGCAGCGGCCTTTGACATTTCGGTTTCGTGGGCCAACGCCTCGATCAATTCAGTCTTGTTCAATTTTTTCTCCTTTTGATGAACGGTCGAGATTCTGACACGGCCATGTGTCAACTCGCTCAAGGGTTTTCGACAAGAACTTGAGGCGTATCAAGCTCTGCCGTATCTGCACGGTGAAGGACTGCCTTCTTGCCCGTGAAGTCCTCCCAACGCTTGACGATCACATCAACGAACTTGGGATCCAACTCCATGAGTCGGGCGTGTCGGTTGGTTTTTTCACAAGCAATTGCTGTGGTGCCAGAGCCACCGAACAAGTCGAGCACGATGTCTCGGCTCTTGGATGAGTTCTTCACGGCGCGCTCAACCAGCTCCACTGGTTTCATCGTGGGATGCAGGTCATTGACGCGGGGCTTGTTGTAAAACCAAACATCAGCCTGATCGCGGTCACCGCACCAGAAATGATCTGAGCCCTGCTTCCAACCGTAGAGGATGGGCTCGTATTGGCGCTGATAGTCAGCACGTCCTAACGTGAACGAGTTCTTAGCCCAAATCACAAAGGTCGACCACTTACCACCCGCATCGAGCCAAGCTTTTTGCAAGGTGTGGAGCTCAGATGAGCTCATGCACACGTAGCACGCGCCCTTGGTCATGATCAGCAGGTTCAGGCAAGCGTCGTACAAGAACTTGTAGAACCCATCGCCCAAAGCATCGTTCAAGATTCGACGATCTTTGCCGCGCATCTTGTCTTTGGCGCTGTTGCCATAGTCCACGTTGTAGGGCGGATCCGTGAAGGCCATGTCTGCGAGTTGGCCATCCATGAGGCGCTCAACATCCGAGAGCACCGTGGAGTCACCACAAAGGAGGCGGTGGTCGCCGAGAATCCACAAGTCCCCAGGTCTGGAAACAGGATCTACTGGTGGTTCTGGGATTGCATCATCCTCGGTTAAACCACCGCCTTCATCTTGCGGATTGAGCAAGTCGTCAATCTCGTCATCCGTAAAGCCTATGAGAGAGAGGTCGTAATCAGCTGCTTGCAACTCAGCTAGCTCGAGCTTCAAAAGCTCTTGGTCCCAACCTGCGTTTTCCGCGATGCGGTTGTCGGCCAAGATGTACGCCTTCTTTTGCTCAGGGGTCAGGTGGGCCAGCTCGATGACTGGCACTTCTTTCAACCCCAGCTTTCTGGCAGCCATCAATCGACCATGGCCAGCAATGACGCCCCGCTCACCGTCTGTGAGGATGGGATTGGTCCAGCCGTACTCGGCAATGGATGCTGCGATTTGTGCGACCTGCGCATCGTTGTGCGTGCGGGCATTGCGGGCGTACGGGATGAGCGTATCGACCGCGATCATTCGAATCTCGGGTGTCATAGGTGCCTTGGGTAAAATTTCGCAAACAACAACGAAAAGCTGCAGTGCGGATAAAAGTCATAAACGGGGTCTTAGCCCGTCAGAAAAATAAAGATGGAAGCGATGCAGGCTTTGCACCACTAGTCGCAGGGACTTACGAGGTCACAGGCCCCGCGAAGGACGGCCAACTTGAAGTCCAGAAAGATGCTGAGCACAGCGTGTTCATGCCACTCGATAAGCTCGACCACTACGTCACGCTAGGTGACATTCAAATCATGTGAGATGGGCACTGGGTGCGTACCCGGTGCGTACTGCGTACCCCGAATTTAGGGCTGTCGGTAGCGAAATCTCGCGCCTTTGCCCCCCGCATAGAGTTTTAGCCCAGAAGGACCCGTGAATTCAGGAAGTCAGGGGTGACTTCGTTGAATTGAAGCCACTGCTCGGGCACTTTATGCCTGAGATGCGGCTCAGTTGCGTGAAGTCTCACTCTGAGTGAATCAATCGACTCACAACTGCCGCGACCATAGACAGAAATGTAGCTTCAAAACGCTGAAATGTTGCAGCGTGATTTGGGCTCAAAAACCGCGCATTACCTCTCCCTCTTTAACTGCGCCGCTTACTCACTTCAAATCACGCCAGAACACTCACAAACGTTTCGGTTTGGTTTTGTCGTTGAGCTTATCGGTCACCACTTGCATGTCTCGCTTCCAACGTCGCCATGCTGTGGTGCGATCACATCCAAAGCGTTTGCCGATGTCGCGCCAGTCGTATCGCTTGGCCCGCATCCAGACCAAGTGCCGCTCATCCAACTCCAGAACTTGCACCCATTGCATGACCTCAAGCATCAGGTCCACATCCTTGGGACTTGGTGGCGGCAATCGATAAAGCCTCTCTCGGTCTGGATAGGCCTCGAGTTCACTTTGCGCGACCACTGGCCAAGTGCTCACATAGCCCTGCACCGTCACGCGAGGCAAACGCCTCGCAGTGCGTGCCGCTTCCGTGAAACGCTCGGCTACAACATCAATCGTCCAAAGCTCATCCATGCTGCCCTCCCTTTGGTGGGACATGGTTGGTTTGCCCGTAGAGCCGCTCACCAATGCTGCGAATGAGTTGACGCTCCAAGAAGTTCAGACGTGTGTCTTGCTCAGAGATGACCAAGATGTGTTGCTCTCGCCAACCTTGGCGCTTGGTAGCTTCAACATCCATGGGGTTAGCTTGCATGCGCCCAAGAGGCGATGGATAGTGCGGTTGGGGAATATTCATTGAACACCTCCAATCCTCAAATATCCATGTGCCGATGGGAAATCAAATGCGTCGAATGACGCATTTGACGTTTTAAAACACTCCTTCTCTATATGCGCGTATGCGCGTACGCGTAGAGAACTACTGTTATGGAATGTCGGAAATGTCAGAACACCAATATTTGAATTCCTTAGTTTCATTTTTTGACTCCTAGTTGTCGTTGTAGGGATAGCTGCGGACAGGGAAATTCGTAGCCTGTTTGAGGTCAATTCCAGAAAAGCCACGCACCCCACTGGAGTTACGCCACTTGTCGAAACGACGCGTGATGAGCGCATCAGAAAAACGACGTTGAGTGCCAACAAACTCTCCGCTCATCTCGGCCCATTGCTTCCAATCGTTAAAGAGCGTGACCGTGAGGGCTTTGTCGTTCGCTCCAAGCTTGCAGCGCTCATCGAGCCAACGTCCCATAGCGTCTTCTGCCTCGAAATACTCATCCGTGGCACTAGTCACTGAAAGCGGCTGTTTCAACCCTTGTTGTTGCCAAAGCAGACAGCCATGAAGCGCCCAAGCCAAGATGCCATCTCGCTCTGAAAGCAACTTCTCCGTGAGCAAGGGATCACGCTTCTCAGGTGGCACCGTGATCGTGAAAGGAATCAAGTGCATGCGACGCCGCATCGCCTCATCGATGTTGCGAATGGCTGGCTTATGGTTGCCTGCAATCAGGAGCTTGAACTGGGGCGGGTAAGTGAAGAAGTCTTGGTGCATCAGACGAGCTGTCACCAAGTCACCGCCTGTGATGGCTTTGATCTTGGATTCGTTCCAACGCCTGCCCTGCTCGGTTTCTGTGGCCGAGACAAAGCGTGCACCGCGCAAACCTGCAAGATCTGTTGGGTGACGGTCAGAGCGCGTTTCCATGAACGTGTCCATGGGTGCGTTGGCCGCGTAGTCACCTAAGATGGTTGAGATGACGTTGACGAACACGGACTTTCCGTTTGCGCCAGTGCCGTACAAGAAGAACAAGGCGTGCGTGCTGATATCTCCCGTGAGGCAGTAACCCACCACACGTTGCAAGTACAGCTGCAACTCTTTGTCACCACCCGTGACGTTCTCGAGAAAAGTAGCCCACACCGGGCTTTCACCCTTTGGTGATGCGGTTGTGACCTTAGTCATGCGGCGATCGCGCCTGTGTGGCCCCATGCCGCCTCTTTTGAGGTCAATGATTCCACCCGGAGTATTGAGCAACCAAGGATCGGCATCCCACTCTTCGACGGTTGCACTGTGGCGTGGGTCTGAACGCACGATGCGTTCAATTGCGGACATGGTTCCAGAGCTTGCCAACCTAGCTTTGAGCTTAGGCGTATCGGCTTTGTAGGAGGCCGCACGACAAACCGTGCGACTGAGATGCTGCACGTAAAGAGACTTGTCAACATTCCAACGCACGCCGTTCCAAACTAACCACTTGCCCCATGGTGAGCAATACCGCCAATCCTCGCCAAACTGGCGCGTAAAAGCCATGGCAAGACCATCCTCGGTGGTGTAGTCCAGCCCATCCACGATGTCAGAGGCTGTGTTCTCTTCAGCCTGACGCACGACAGGCATGCGGTCACCTGCAGCCAGAAAACCTGCGACATCAAATCCTTCGATACGCGCATCGGCCACATCCCAACCATCAGGTTTGTCTTCTGGAGGCTGGAGGATTGCGCAACTGATAGCACCTGCGAGCAAGATGGACTGTGACGCGCGGTCTGCATAGTCCCAGCCCGGTTTGTCGCGGTCTGGCCAGATGAGCACGTGCTTACCAGCCAGAGGTGTCCAGTCGGTTTTATCCACGGGCGCGTTAGCACCGTGCATGGCTGTGGTGGCGCACACACCCAACTCAATAAGCGCTTGTGCACACTTCTCCCCCTCGACCAACACAATTCGCTCGGCGTACGAAATGCCGGGTTGATTGAACAGAGGTCTGGGATCAGGGGGAGCCATCTTTCGGCGCTTCACATCCCAAGGGCGAAACTCTTTCTTGCCGGGCTCTGGGTCGTAGCGGTAGACCACTGCTATCAATTTTCCAGAAGTATCTTGATAGTCCCACTTAGCAGTGGCTGGCCCCAGCTCATCGACAGCTGGTGTCTTGGTTTTGTCTCTTGTCGAAGTACCCTGCGGCAGTGAATCGACACGCCCAAGCAAATCCTTGGCACGCTTGAGCACGTCGGGAAAATGCGTCTGGATGTTGAGTTGGTAGTGACGCGCGATCAAGTCAAAGATGTCACCACCCTCACCTGTTGCGCGGTCAGTCCACAGCCCAGCCTTGGAGCCTGAGAGCACCAACTCCAAACTGTCTCCCGGCCCACCCATCACATCACCCACCAGATACTTGGTGTTGCGGCGCTTACCTGCTGGCCATATTTCGGTGATGAGGGTGCTTAGTCGTTCAAGCAGGGCTTGTCGAATGTCATCTTTTTCGCGCGCACTGTCTGTTTTGGATGCGCTGGATTTACGAAACGCGTCTTGCGTAGGATCGTTGTAGTCAAGCATGTGCCACCTCATTTCCCTGAGCTTGTCGCGAGGCTTTCGACGCAAGTTGGTCTTGTGCCTCTTTTGCTTGCAATTCCAACAGCTCACCGAGTTGCGCATGCCAGACTCGCAATTCAGCCAAGCGATAACGCACCAACTTATTGATGTAGTAATGCGGTATCTGCAGCTTCTTGCGTTTGTAGGGATTTCGGAAAAAGTAAAACGGCAAGTTGAAAGCAACGGCTGCTTGCTCGGACGAGAGCATGGTCTCAAAAGTGTTTGTGTTGCCCTGTGGATTTCGGTTTGTTTGATTTGTCATGGCAAAAGTTCTCCCTGCTGACCATTCGCATGGTCAGCATCTGGTTTGAAAATTGAATAAGACGCAGCAGCTAGTGCTGCGTTTGAAGGGCTTGTCTAGCCGTAGGCCCCTTGACCAAGCATTCGCAAAGGCGGGTACTTGCCTGCCTCATGCGCTTCGACCATTGCTTCAACGTAGGTAGTGACTACTGCGTTAATCAAAAGCAGCGCTTCGTCTTGCGAGTACGTACTCAATGCGCGGTCCATGCCTACTTCGTTCGCAGCCTCGCCCAAAGGCTTAAGACAACGATGCATGGCTGCCATTTCGGCTTCGGAAGGATCAATCACTTCGCCCTCCTTTACCGAGATGGGTGCATCTCCTCGGTTGAGCAAACGCACACCTGCTTCGTAGAGTTTGTGAAAACACCGCTGGCAGCGCTGCGAACAAAACACCCAGTCGATGGGATAGCGACGCGCCCTCCCAACCTGAAAGCGAGTGTCCGCATGACCGAAGCCTCTGGCCTCTCTGGGACAAACCCAACATTTCATGGCCGCGCGTTTGCTCAGCATGCTTCAAAGCTTTACTCACTGCGCCCATGAGGGACGTCCTTGCGTGCTGGGCACACGCGTTTGAGTGGAGTAACCCGTGGGTGGGTAGTTCGATGGCGGCAGATTGGCTGGGGGTACATGGGACACAGGTACAGCCGCAGCGGGCGCACCACCGTTTGAGCCGCCATGCCCTGCTGCTTGTGCCTTGGCCAAGATCAGATCGGCATAGTCTTTGTGATCAGGCTCAATGACCATGCGGATGATGTTGCGCAACTCACCTTTGCCGTCTTTTTCGACACCAATGCGTGCGGGAAACTCCACGCCATCCAAGTCCGCAAAACTGCGAATTTGACGAGCGTGCGCAGACTCTGGCGAGTTGTCATCCGGGTGGATATTGCGAGAGCTGTTGAGTACCGCCTTGATAAAGCTGCGCCCCATCTGCCCCCAAGTCGGCCCCTTGTTGGAGTGCAAGCCCACATTGCTCCAGATCTTGCGTTTGGCAAACTGGCCATGCAGCACAACAAATTCGCAGGACAGGAAGACAGCTCCTGTTTCATGTGAAGCAGTCGCGTAGCCTGATGTCCATCCGCGATCGGGTTCGTCATAGCCACCAGGTTTGATGGTCATACGCACCACGGCTTGGGTTCCCTTAGGAATCAGGTCAAAGCCACTTTGTTGGGCTTCGGCGTCGTTGAAGTCGTTCCAGCTGCTGGGAGCGTTTGAGGCGTGTTGTTCTTGGTACATGTGTAAATCCAATGAATGTGTGAATGAGGGATTGACTTAAAAAGAGCAGGGTCAAAGCTGGACTTCGCCGACCCAACGAATCTTGAATTGAGGCTCAGTGACAAGCTCTAGGCGTGCAGGCTGAAAAGCAGCGCGTAGCAATGGATGCCACTTGGCATAGTCCTGCTCAGACACAGACAGGTGAACTTCCATGAAGTCCTGCACACGGTCCCCGGCTGCGACCATGCGGTCGGCGATTTGGGTGAGGTGCTCCTGATCCCAGACGACCTCTTTGGCTTGTGAGACATCGATCTGCAAATCCCCGTCGTCAATCCGAAAACGCGCCGACTCTTCTTCACCGAAGCTATTGGCTTGTCGGATTTGTTCGTCGTAGCGTTGTTCAAGGCCACGGTTGATACGCCCACGCATCTGGATGGTCCAGTCATGGAGTTCTTGCACCGCATGGCTGAACTGAGCCAATTGGTCTTTAGGGAGTCGGCTGATTTGATTGGCCGAGAGATCAGGCAAAGCAGCTTGGTGGAGTTGAAGGTGATTCATCTCTGGCTCCTTAACTTGCAACGCGTTGTGAAGTCGAGATGTGCTGCACGAAGTTTTCGTACGCCTCGATGGCGTTGACGGTGTATGTCACGCGCTTGCCAAGCTTGAGGTAGTGAGGACCACGACCTTCGGTTCGCCAGCGCTGCAAGGTCTTGGGGCTCATGCCCCAACGGGATGCCAAGTCGGCTTCCGTGAAAACCACGCGCTCGGCTGGAAGAGATTCATGAGCTGGGGAGCCCAGAGGGGAAGTGCGCCCGGTTCGGGCTGGTGTTGTAGACCGCATATTTACTCCTTTGATTCAGTAGAGGGACAACGGCTCTATTTCAGGAAATCAATGGAGAACTGATAAGGAACTGATTGGTGAACTTGTGCGATATCTCTAGTTCACCAATCTGGTGGGACTCCGCTTAAGCCACCTGCTTACCAAATGGGATGGCGAAAATAGCGCTAAATTCGCCACGCCCTGAACCGACTAGGTCTTGAGAGCGACGTGGCAAAGAAAAAGCCCAATCAGGTATGACTGACTGGGCTTAGAAATAAGATTCGTTTATTTAGGCTGCGGTCATCGAAAGGGCCGCTTTGGTGTTTGTATCAATGACAGCTCCTATGCGATCAATAAGCGCCTTCTCCGCCTCGCTAATTTGGTGCTGACTGACAGCCGTGGCCACAGTCTTATCCCAAGACTTACGTATATCTTGAGCCATTTTTTTGAACTGCCTCATGGTCGGTTTGAAACCAAAACCACAGTCCTCGCAAAAAGCCTCCCAAGAATGAGCGCCGACCGCATCGTAGGTACTCTCATCCCCAATGAACAGTGCTAATTCATTGTCACCATAGGCTTGCACACACAGCAAGTCATAAAAAGGAGCAAGCGTATAGCCGTGACTGGTGACCATCAATGAAATGTTTTTGGCATGTGCATCACTGTTACCGATCAAGTAATTGAACATGACCCATCTCTGAACTGATAACAAGTCCTTACCCGAAAGCATCAAGCCGCGAAACGCATCCACGATTTTTTTGAGACTAACCAAGCCACCTTGTCTCTCGTATTTCCAATCAGCGCCCACGCCTAATAGCTGACATGCATCAATTTGATGCAAGCAAATGATCTCTCCCTTGACAACCACACGGTCATATCGCTCCACTACATAGAGTGTCTCAGGCACCTGTATCAAATCAACGTGCGGTACCGACAACTGCATTTCATGCGCCAACTTCATGCAGAGGTACTCGTTGATTGCACTAGGTTGATACTTCTCTAACCTCGAGTCTGGTTTAGCGATGTGCGTTGTGGGCGAGCCCCCAACACTGTCGTACAGACGATCTCGCTTACTGTCGTACCGCAACCCAACTTTGTCTTGCGCACCAGCAAGTGACATGCGAGTTTGTTCATTGGAAGTCAGCAGCGGCTTCTTTTGAGCACGCGCTTTAACTCGTTGACTTAACTCTTCTTTAGACAGCTCACTGTATTTTTGCTGAGTGTCTGGCTCCTTACCCTCTGGCAGGACAGATAACACGCCAGGTAGATCAGCCCCTATTTCTCCAATAATTTCAAAGGTATTGGCATCGCGAAGCTGAATTTGGTTCAGTACCTCATCAAGCGGAGTTCCCTCGGGCAATAAATTGGCAAAGAACGTTTTTATCGCATCTCCTCTGTGGGGCTCCAATCGCAATTCAAATTGAGGCGCTAATGGAAATGCGGCCTCATCCTTAATCCATTGTTCGTCGTATTGAAAAAAATACTGTGCGGCTTCATGGCCAAACCACCCCATTGGCTGAGCATTTGCCCACACACGTAAGCGAATCATGACTTACCGCCCTTACCCAACGAAGCAATGCCTAAGCCTAGCGCTTGTCGAATGCCTCTAGGATTCACAAGTTGATCATCAGACACACCAAAATCAGATCGCTTACTCGGATGAATCATATGTAGGCCTAACCCCGCGCGAGTTTTGGGATTCGTCTCAATATGTAAACCCAACTTCCGAGCTTTCTGCAAGCGTTCTTTTTCTAGTTCTTCGATTTGAGGCAACCCAGCGACATTTAGACTGAGTCCCAGCCCGCTGATAAGTTTTACGAGTTTTCCAAGACTGCAGTTTTCTGGATTCGCTTCAACATCCCGAATGAAAGAGGCACTCACGCCACAAACTGACGCAGCCTCCTCTCGAGAAAGCTTTTGACGTTTGCGCTCGGACTCTAAAGCCTTGGCTAACTTACTGAGTTGGGATTCTTCTATTCTCATTTTCTGACCTCATAGGGTCACATCATGTCATGAAAACTCTCTTTAGGCAACTATTTATCCCCATAGGGTCAATTTTCGCCAAATCACTTCAATTACTTATATTTTTGACCCTAAGGGGTCAAAAATAGCCGGAGTGATTTCCAAAGAATACATGCCTAAGCGACGATTCCGAATGACAAGTGTCTGATACACATACATAGGCCCCTCGTATAAAGGGTCACCCCTATTAGCTGCTTTGACCTTAAAGACATCGATGAGTTTGTCACTTGAAAGATGCGCCTTGCGCATGATCGTCTCAGCAGATTGAGGTTGTCCCTTATACCGCCAGAGCACCCTAAAAATAGCGGCCTGTGCGGCACTCAATCGGACAGGTTCATTCGAGAAACTTGGCAAATGAACCCATTCGAAGGTTTCAGAAAAAGGTCCATGAACTGGCTCAGACTTTGGCTCAGCCAACGTGGTGCCCACGTCATTCTCCAAACTCACAAGGCGTAGGCCTTGCCCATGGATCGAAAAACGATCCTCCAGATACCACCAAGTGGCAGTTCCAGACAAAGGGTCGGTGGACATTTTGCCGAGTGGTCCAGGTGTGATCACCCAGCTATCCGGGCGCGGAGTGGCACCATGAAATAAATGCAAGGCATGAGTCATCACAAGCTCAATTCGTTGAGCCAATAAAACTGCTCGCTTTTTATAAACACCAATCTGCCACACCCCTTCATAAAGTTTCTGAACAGCAATGTACGCAGGGATGTTCAATGCAGACCGGAGTTTTCTGATCATCCATTCGGTGTCAATCGCCCAATTACGTTGCTCTGATAGATCTACCTTGTAAGGGCCACAGTCTGGACACTGCACATGCATCGCACCATCGATCCGAAACACAGGGCCTCGGTGCAAGCCACAAAACGAACAACTCGCATAACGTGAATCAAATGGTCCAGGCACCACCGCTTTGAGCTCAATCAAGATCTTCAATCCATTGATTTGCGTTTTAGGAATAGAACGCTCATAGGAATATCCACCCCGGGTAAGGAGCAACGAAGCCAAAGCCATCGCTTTTTTATTCGCAGGCATCGGAAATCCTTCACTCGAAAAGGCTCATCGGCTGGTTACTCCCCGTGGTTCTCATCTCATGGAAGTTCAAAGCTTGCTTGGGCTCCAGAATTTCGAGGTGAACAAGGTAGCTCTCGAGCTGGGCACGCAACTTCTCATCGAACTTGTGTAAATTCAAACGTCCTTTGCTGGTCACCTCTACGCTTACGAGTGGGCACCGTGACTTTCCCTGCGTAGGGGCCATGAACAGATTGAGAGTAGCGGCATGAATCACCCAGCCTCGACTGAGTGGGTTTTCATTCTGAAAGTACGCCCCAATCAACTCAGTCACACATTGACGATCCGTAGAGCCACCGGCCGTACATTCAATTTTTAGACGCTCACAGGGGCTCAACAGGTGCAAGCTCTTAACTTGGAGCCCCACAAAACCATCCTCGAACGCCTGAGGAATTTGCAAACCCAGCCGAAGCCTTGACAGGTCAAGCACAGGACGTTGAATTCGATGAGCCTCCGCACTGACGCCCAACATATGCGTTGCAAAAGCCTCACACAGCATGGCGTGATACTTCGCTCCGCCCCTGATGATGGTTCGCGCAACACCCGTAATCTGTGAGTACTCCAGCACCATGTGAATATTTGGACTGCCCACACGGCGCTGCAGCTGAGTTCCCTCAAACTCCAAACGCGCAGTAGCGAGATCCTTGGCGTGAATCGTGATCAGCTGGGTACCATGCGAACGGTCCAGCACATTGACCACACACACCTCGCCACAGCCCAACTCGCGTTGATAAAAACCTTTGATGGCATCGCAAAAGTTCGCGATAGAACTCTCGTCGCGATTGACTTCACGACGCAGCCCTAGGTCATGCTGCTGAGCTTGCTGACTGTGCTGGTCTAAATACTCAATCTCAGCAGCAGCCTCAAACAATGCGGGATAGTTGACATAGAGCCAGAAGGACCGATGTAAGTCATTCATGCAACCGATAAGCCCGACAAGCTCATTAGGCTTGTCATGCGCCGCTTGAAACATGGCCTGTTTACCAAGTGGATGCGCAAGTGTTGAACTTGCATGCAGGCCCGCAATGATGCGGTCACGCTTGATCGTGTTTTGGTAGCGCTGGATGAGCTTGACCAATGAGCGTGAAGTGTAGGTGTTGTCTTGCCATGTCCACCCCTGGGGCAAGGGCAGCTCATGACGAACCATAAATGTTTTGAGCGTCTCGTCGACGGGCAGGCACAGCAAGATGTCTGCGTAAGTCTGTGGCTTACTCACGTTGTCTCCTTCTTGTCTTTATTCCGGGAAATTGACCCTTACTGACTCCCACAAAAGGCCTGTCAATTCAGATCAAAATTTGCGTTTTGCTGGATAAATATACAGTATTTGGCAAATCCGTCAAAACCATCTTCACACCCCCC